TTTTCTGTTTCTGAAACCACTGGAGCTGATGCTTTTTTCGCCATTACTCAATTTCCTTTTTCATTTCCAAAACAAACAAAAATTGACCAGACCAAACAAATATCATGATTTCAACAATTGTCAAATATCAACTAAATACAATATGTCAGATTTTGAAGAAAATTTACCGATTGACCAAGAACCAGTTTTTTCTGCCCTCACAGGCTGCGCAGAAGACCCGCCAGCTTACTCAGGTACTGGGACTGAGACAGGTACTCTGATTTCCAGGTCCCTCGATAACGGCTCTGACGACGGTTACTTTTACTGGGATGGCGCAACAGGACAGTTTAAAGATTCAGACAACGATATAAGAATTGGAAAGACAATAATTGGTGGTGTTACTGACAATGATTATTTTACGTGGTTTACTTTCAGAGATGTACAAGTACCAGCAACAGCAGTAGTCAATAAAGCTGTCTTGTCTTTTGTTAGCTCTCCTGTAGTCGAAAGTGAACAAGACGGATCTTTTGAGGTAATGATTGCTGGACACTGTGGAGCCTCTGTTACCCCAACAAATTACTCAGAGGCAACAGGTATTGATTATTGTAATACCTCAGTATTCTGGGATCTCGAACCAAGCTGGGACGAAGATACAAGATATGAGACTCCAGATATTGCAACAGTGATTCATGATATCATCAATCATTCAGCCTGGTCAGCAGGAGAATCATTAACGATATATATCAATGAGGAATCTGGTCCAGATGCTTTTGCCTTTCGAAACTTATATTCTTACGAAGGTGGTACAGGCTTTGAGCCAATACTAAAGATCTGGTGGAATAACGTAATCAATATTACTGTTGGCAGTGGTGGTTTGAGAGGAGGTGGAGCTGCCATAATTCCAGCTCATCATAATATTATTGGAAGTGGAGGAGCTGTACTTGGTGGTTTATCAGATCCAACAATACATATCGTTGAGGGTGGAGTTGTTGCTGGTGGCTCTGCAATAAATGGAAAGATTTATACTGACTCGATTAGTGGAGGAGCTGTAATTGGCTCTTCTGCAGTTACCTCAATATCAATTTCAATGTCTGGAGGAATTGTTTGTAATGGTACTTCTTTACCTGGAGGCATTACTACATATATTGTTGAATCCTCTGGTGTCCTCTGTGGCTCTGCTGCTTTCGCCAATGGATACTTTAGGCGAAAGGTAGTAACAATTCCTGCAAATCGAGAAGTACCAAAATTTCTAATTGTTGTAAGAGCTGCAATTGGAAGTGAAGATATCAGAGTTGAAGACAGCTTAGGAAATCTGGTTTATCACGATTTGAGATCACAATCAGAGACTGAAATTATTGTTGCCTTTAAAGTTAATGTCTCTTCAACGGAAGATTCAATCTATTACATTTATCATAATGAGGTCTCATGAGCTGTGGCTGTAACATAATTACAATTATTCCAGATGGTGGATTGGTAGTATCACCAGAAGCTGTTGTTGTATTTGAAAACATTAGTGGTGGTGTTACCTGTGGTGGCTCTGCTGATGTCGATGTATTGAATGAACCATATGACGGGATTTACTCTGTCTGGACTCTGCAAGAGATAGGAGCTGGCATTACAGACGAGTATGAGGACAGAACCAGGACAGGTAATCACGGGACTGGAGGCCAGATACTTCCACAAATTGATTCAGGAGTATTCTGTTTGTTGTCCCAATACTTTGAAGGACTTGAAAATAATACAGGATCTTACATTGATTTACCCTCTGATGATTTGACTGATTTCGCTGTCTCTTGCTGGATTAAGATTGATTCCTTGTATAAATCACGTTGTTTTTATTCAAGAGGACACCAGGAAGACAGCTCTGTAAATGTCTTTTCCTTAGGACATTCGATTATCAATCATGTCGTGGGATCTATTACTACTGCTGATGGTAATTTTGAAGTTTACTCAGAGAGACTAGAACAAGATCGCTGGTATCACGTGGCTTGTGAGTACTGTAATGATTCGTTGTCTATTTACGTTGACGGTGAGTTGATCAATTCAACAGAGACAACAGGACAAGTAATTGAGGTTACTAACAGCTCTTACTTTGGCAGGAAAAACTTAGCGTCATATCCAACTGGCAATCTGTTAGAAGTCAGAGTTTATCCAGAAAGTAAAGGTGAGGACTGGTACACATTAGAGCGGGAAAACTTCTGTGGTGGCTTGTATGAGATCTCTGAGGACCAAAGCTCTATTGAGGCTTAATTGATGGTCCACATTTCTTACATTTCTTCTTTACTTTATTGTTTCCGCCATCTGCTGATTGATCAATAATCTCTGGAGCTTTACAAATCAGAGGACATAGAGATTCAATAATCTCAGTGGATCTTAAACCACAACCTTGACAGACATAACAATTCAATCTCTCGACAAATATGGAATTGTGATTACTCATCTTCCTCCTCATAAACCGCAATTGGGATTCCTTCATTTCTGCAGATGTTTCTATACAAGATTGACCAGTAAGATTGACCGCCACAGGTCAACATATTGTTATCGCCCATCAATACTACCTTACCTCCATTGCAGTCCTCTGCTGATACTAATACCTGGCCTCCAATATTTTCAACTATCGACCAGCCAGAACCAATATTACAAAGTGAAGACCCACCAACTGGAAAAGCATTGAGGTTCCAGTTGATTGTATTTAATGCAGAATAGTTGGCCACTATTTGACAACCGACATGCACTAGATCCAAATCAACTGACATTGAAGAGCCAATAGCAGAAAGGAAAGCTTGGGTCTTAGTGTACCCTGCTCCGCCTAGACAAGCTGAATGTTCTGTTGCTAATAATATACATTTACCTCTTTCGAGGAATGTTACAAACTCATCGTATCCATATTGTGGACTATGGAATACACAAACTTCAAATGATGTCCAGATTAAAATATCATACTCATATGGATCATGAAGGGCAGTAAATGTTTCTTCTGTTATTGGATTATAAACTTCTTCACCAAATGGAACATTTAGGGAGTAATAAAAATTGGACTCTAAGTCCGTAGTCTCAGTGGGACCATAAGCAGGGTAATATCCTACCCTGCAATTATTTGGAGTCTCGCAACATGGTGAACACGGATTAAATTTCCTCATCACAGTCAGCTCCAGTTAACCACCATACGCCCTGGCTATACTTGATTTCTATTACTGTCTCTCCCTCAACTGCAGCAGAATAAGCATTCTTTATTTCAATCTCTGGTCCTGTCAAAAATACATCTGTCCCAGGATGATATTTACGAATGGTACAAGGTCCAGTACCTGGATTGCTTACACCCATTGCTGTAATAGTGTCGCCCTCTTGGACAACTGCCCATTTAAGATTCGGGCAATATTGAAATACAAAGAAATCAATATGGCCAAGATTTCCTCTGGCTGGTACAAGCCAGACTATATCTCCACTTATAACATTCTCTGACTTATGGAATGCTTCAACTGCATATCCAATGTGGTCACCCTCCTCTGGAGGCTCATGAGATCCTGTACCCCAATTAGTATCAGTTGTTATCGCCAAATGCTCCAAGTGTTTACATTTTGTCCAGGAATACTTGCCATCAGCTCCCTGCCCTATTTGAGCCCAGAATCCTTCAGCAGATGTAACTGGTACTCTTGATACTGGAGCTGGAGGATTCTGAATAATCCTCTCAACATATTGAGTTGCCTTAGCAATTCGTTTGGCACCATCTTTATTAAATTTGATCCCCATTACTCTCCTATTAGAAATCAAAAATAGTAAACGGTAATCGAGGATAACCCTTGAAGGTTTTGAATACTGGTACTCCGCCAACAGAAAGTACTCCGCCCTCTCCGTCTAATAACTGTGGTTCTGTTACTGGTACACCTTGAATCAATATATTCTGCAACTTGCCATCGACCAATTTATGGAGACCTTTATCAAGAATGAGGGTATCAAAGCCCTCAATATTAAATTCGAATTCATAGGTTGTCGTCCAATAGAAGCCCTGGATTACAGAGGGATCAACAGTTCTTTGACTACTAATATTTGCAAGCTTAACACAACCAACTGGAGCACCGTAGAATGGAGTTGCGTTAATTGAATTGTAATATGCGTTTGCTAGGACATGATCAAAAGCCAGCTCATTTCTGGTAACTGTTAATACTGCTCTGCTTCTATCAACTTCGAAAGGGTCTTCAAATGGGAGACCAGCAGAATTTAATACTGGATTTCCATCAACGTCTTTTTCTAGTACTACTGTCCTTGGTGAGAATTTCCAATCATAACTTGTTGGCTCTTCTAATGGAGATGCTGCCTCATATGGACCATAAGAGGCTGTTACAACAAATAAATATCCGTCCTCAGCTTGAGCTTGATCACAGTCAATCTTTGTTAAATAACAAGTATTATAAATGTCATTTATCGAAATGCCAACTTCGTCGACTGGATCATGAGCTGGCTGGTCTGGCGAACTATCATAAGTAACGTGCCAGGTCCTTGTATAATTTCGTTCATACTTGGAATTGATAGAGTATGTTCTGTTTGCAATTTCTTTAACTATAGCCATTACTTATTTAGTATCAGAATACAAAAACCTCATCCTCTTCTTTTTCAGAGATTGTCTTTAGATATTTGGCTGACTGTTGCTGAGTTATCAACTGTTGCGTTTGTGTCTTCTCTGCTTTCTTCGATGGATCTGAAGAACCAAATCGATGCTTAATAATTGAAGACCTTGCTTCGGCAGAACCAAATTCATCTGCTGAAGCCAGAGTTTGTGTAAGAGGCTCGACTTCTGGCATAGTCAATTTGAGATCACCAATTGCTGTGATACCTTGGAAGTCAGCTTTATTAAGTTTGCTTTTGAATTCAGTACTAACCCCAATATTCTCAGTTGCAGCTTTGGTCTCTTCTGCTTTCTCGATGACTTTATCAAGAGCTGTAGTAATTGGTGGGATCTTTGATTTCTCGAAGTCCTGGTAAGCCTTTACAAGGTCTGCTGATAAAGCATTGACCTCTTTACCAAGTTGACTCTCCAGGGCTCCTATTGCCCTCTCTGGAATCTCTGGCATATCTCTGATTGCTACCTTTGCACCCTCTGTTAACGGGGTCCAAAGCTCAGAGAAATCAGTTGTCCCAGCAATCAGGCCAGGCAGGTTTTTAAATACCTTTACAATATTTTGGGAAAGGTTATTGAATATTGCATAAGCCATTGAGGCAGCAGACGTGAAAATATCATAAACCACAAATGCAAAATGTTTTAAGTAGGCTGGTATTACTGTGGTAAAGAAGTGAGCGACATTATTAGACCATTCAACAACTTTTGCATAAACAGACATCAAACTGTAATTCAGATTCTTTTCCCAATTCGTAAAAGCAAATTGAAGAATGTTTAAGAAGCCCAATACTCCGTCTTTCATAGAACCGAAACTAGGCAGGAATGATAAGACAACTTCTGAAATACGATTGAATATTGAAGACCCGATTTCATATAACATTGTCCAGTAAGCAACAAGAGTATTGACCACTTCAAATATTACTGGCTTTACTGAAATAAATGTCTCTTTGAATGATGCCAGGAAAGATCTAATCATTGGCATTACTGTTTCGATCATTCCACTTACACCAAGGGCAGCTCCTTTAAGATCAAAGGTATCAGCTACGGCAGCTCCAATTTCTGTAAGAGCTAGGGTAACTCCGTCTTTCATAGTACTCCAGACTCCGCCAAGAGTCTTGGATTGAGCCTCCATAAGACCTTCAAATTGGCCTCCACTTGCTGACATATCGGCAAATGCTTTATCGATATGACTGAAGTTTACTTTGCCATCAGAGACCATTTTCTTGATGGCTTCTCCAGTAACTCCAAACTGTTTGGCCAATAAAGCCTGGATTGGAATACCTCTACCACTGAGCTGGTTAATATCTTCTCCCATTACTCTGCCAGATGTTTTGATCTTACCGAATATCTCAGCAAGCTCATTCATGGGAGCACCAATACCAGCAGAGACATTACCAAGATTTCGTAATGTTGGTTCGATGTCTTCTGCAGCAACTCCAAAAGCTAAAAGCTTCTTTGCTGAATCAGTAATCTCTGTCATTTCAAATGGAGTAGAAGCAGCAAACTGAGTTAATGTCTTCATCATCTCGCCTGCAGCTTCAGCAGATCCAAGCATTACTTTAAAAGATACTGCTGTCTGTTCTGCGTCTGCTGCCAATTTGAGAGGTCCACTAATTCCAGCAATCAGACCTTTGCTAATTAATGAAACTCCATTGATAGCAAGTCCAATAGAGCCAAAAGCAGAAATTATAGAACTGCCAGCTCCCTTTACCCTTGACGCAAAACTAGAGATTGCAGAATCAGCAGAAGTCAAGCCTTTCTTTAACTGGCTTGTTTGTACCCACATTCTTAATTTTGCTTCACCTACTGTGGCCATTTACCCTTCTATTTTTAGTAATGATTTAAAGGCTTGTCTCAACTCTTCTGCTGATTGTCTTTTCTGCTTACGTGGTAAGTAATTCTTTACTTTCGAATTCTTTGAACCTGCAGCACAAGCTGTAATATGACAGTTTATTGCATTGATTGCCCAAGGGTCTTCTAATGGATCAAGCCTTTCTAGTGCGAGATACATTGTAAATTCTTCTGAAGTCATTCTGTCCGATAATTCACCAATCGGGATTCCAAGTCTTATTGATAGCCTGTAGGCAAAATATAAACTGGAATCCTCAATTAGTTTTTTTCGGCGTCATCAACAGCCTCTCTAGAAAGTCCATTCCATTCAACGATTTCAGAAAGAATAAAATCCATTGACTCAGGGTCCATAGACTTTAATTTGTCACGATCCTCTGGATAACGAAAAAGACAATTGCCTCTTTCGTCGCATATTCCAGAACACCACATAACAATTGAAAGCTCTGCAATATCTTCAGCTTGATGTTGCTTCATAATATTCAAGCGATCACCAAGAGACATCTTTTTAATATGTACTTGGGAATCCCAACCTGGTACGTCAATTGCTTTTACTGACTTATTTGCTTTCTTTAAAAATTCAGATTGATTCATATACTCCTAGAAAGATTAAGCTCCTGATACCCATGCCAATGCATTCAATTTAATTTCGCAAGAGAAAGTTAAATTAGAATCGACTTCCATTCCAGATAGTTCGAAACTGGTCACGTATCCATTTGCAGTGACCGTATCTCCTGAACTTTGAAAGCCAATCTCTATGAATACTGGTCCACCAGATATAGAGGCATCTCTTAAAATACCATGTCCTGCCAAATCAGGATCATAATTACCTTCTAGTGATAGACTTCCATAATCTGGTAACCTGGAAGCTCTTGTGGTTTTCGATGTTGAATCTAGAGAGAAAGTATCAATAGCAGCTTGCTCGACAGCTCCTAGAGTAATACTTGTGACTTGAGTTGTTGCTGTTGTGGTTGAGGTTGTACCGATTTCTAGTACTGTTCCTTCACCTGGAATGACTGCCATATATTAGACTCCTAATTTAGAGATCTAATATTTATGCTTATGGAATCGATTCTCTGTACTTGATCAAATAATCCTGCTCTCTCCTGTACAGCCAGTTGTCAGACCCGTCTTTTGGCGCTTCATCCAGGTTGTTTTGGTCATCAAGGACAATGAATAAGATTTCAGTATCCTCCATATCCCCTGAGAAGCCCTGTAAGGCCTGTCTGACAGCCTCTGCCATTGTTGCTGCCTCTGAGAGGGAGTAAGACCAGCAATCGACCTGATACCTTGCTGTAACGATTCCTGCAGCTCCTAGTAAATCATGTTCATGTCTACTGCTGATCAACTGGAAAGTTAAAACTGGAAACTCTGCTGACTGTGGCAAGTGGTGGTGATAAATCGAAGTCCCAACAATATTTGTTATTGCTTCAATGCCAGATAAATATTGATAAAGACTCTGTTCTATCATTTGCCTCCAATTGCTTTTAACATCGCTTTAATAAGTGTTGCTTCCATTGACTGCATACTTGATTCCACATTACTGTCAAAGGATTGTCTCAAAAAGCCCTTTGGCTTTATTTTAGAAGTTCCAAACTCCTGAAAGGCTCCATAATAGTTATCTTTAAATGTGTCTTTATGAAGACTGACATTTATACCAATACTTTTCCTTGATCTTTTACTAGCTCTTACTTTAATATTCTTCTTTATTTGACCATCGTCCTTTGGTGCATATGCTTTTGCGTCAGATTGAAATTCTTTCATTTCTTCACGTAATGCTGTCCTTACAACTTTATGTTGTAAGTTCTTTTCCATCGACATTAATTTCTTTTGGAACTTATCTAAGCCAGTCATTTCGAAAGTTGCTCCCTTACCACCTTTCATGTTACCTCTTTGCAGAATATGTGTAATTCCCTGTCCCTTTCCTCTGTATTTAATATGGACAATATTTCCAGAGTCCTGCCCTTAAATAAAATGCGATTAGTAGTACTGATCTCCTGGAATCTAATAACAACTGCATGAGAAATCTGATTATTGATTTGTCTGGCAATCTCCAACTCTTGACCAGATAGAGGCATAACAGAAGCCCAAGGGCAAGAGGTTGTCTCCCAGCTTTTTAAGACTTCTCCAAACTCACTTCTAGTTTCAGTAAGCTCCTGGATCTCTACAACGTTTCTAAGTTTTCCAATTTTCATATTTTACCTTCGTTGTAGAGGTCGCAAATTCTTTGAACTCCAATATTTAATACTTTCAGGTTCATGTCTGTTTCGTTCTCTCTGTTTTCATAGAAAGAACCAAGCTGTAAAAGAACTGCAGCTTTTAGTAAGGCAGGAGGAGAAGTAATTACTGTTGTGTAATTGATTATGACGGCATCTGGTCTCTCGTATACTGTCTGTAAATCAACATCATCTTTCAGTGTTACCAAGGCTCTTGAGCTGTCTGGGAGATAAACCATATAATCACTGGAGCTGACAGTTTGAAGAGTATTATCGGAGTCATAATACTTAACAGAGTTGACTGCCGTTACAGGGTGATTGTCTATCTTGTATTGATAATCACTGTCTTCAAAGCTATCTTCCCAGACA